CCTAAGTCATATTCATTGCTGGCATTTGGAATTAAATCACTAGTAAAGTCAGCAACAACTGTAACGCTATCTAAAGTTGTGTCACCAATACGGATATTTCCGCCCAGTGTTATGTCACCAACCACATCTATACTGCCACTAACATTTAAATTGCCAGTAACATTTGTGTTAGCAAGTAATTCAATTGAACCAGTGCCCGTTGTGTTAACTTCAAAATTACTATTTGTGGCTGTAGTTTCAATTCTATTGCCAACTATCTGTATATCATCCGTGCGTAGTGGACCACCTACAATGTCGCCTGTTACATACAAGGTGCCACTTATTGTGGCGTTATCATTTACTGTTAAATTATTAGTTGAAATTGTACCTGTAACTGTTTGATCACCAGTTACTGTTAGCGTTCCAGTTACAGTTGGACTTGCTGAAAATACAATATTTCCAGTACCTGTTGCACCAGTGCTTGTCACACCCTCAACAGTTACGTGATTAGTTAATGTTGCTCCGCTAATTGTTGGGCTTGTATCAAATACAAACTGTCCGGTACCCGTTGCACCAGTGCTTGTCACACCTTCAACAGTTACGTGATTAGCTAATACTATATTGCCAGTTCCGTTAGCACGTAAATCTAAATCAGCATTTGAAACTGTGGTTGTAATAATGTTATCGTCAATGCGTATAACACCATTGTTAAATTCTGCGGCGTGGACTACTCGCCAAGGTTTTGTGTCAGTACCAAGATCAAATGAGTTGCCCGCATCTGGTACTAGATCACTGGTAAAATCTGCAACTACATTAATTGTATCAAGAGTTGTGTCACCAATGCGGATGTTTCCGCCTAATGTAATATTGCCTGTAACATCAACGTTGCCATTAACACCCAAGTTGCCAGTAACATTTGTGTCAGCTAATAATTCAATCGAGCCAGTGCCTGTTGTGTTAACTTCAAAGTTGCTATTTGTAGCAGTTGTTTCAATTCTATTGCCAACAATCTGTATATCATCAGTACGTAGTGGGCCGCCTACAATATCACCAGTAACATATAATGTTCCAGCAATACTTACGTTATTACTTGCTGTTACTGGTCCTGTTAATGTTGTTGTACCATTAACTTGTAGATTACCAAATGTTGATAATCCGCTTACACCAAACGTGCCTCCAACATTTAAGTTTTCAGCAATACCTACACCACCTGCAACAGTTAATGCGCCTGTAGTAGAAGAAGTAGAAGTTGTTGTATATCTGACAGCTACATTAGTAGTAGTAAACAATGCTCCTTGAGTTGCCCAATTAAGTCCACCCGGTGCTATCTGAAGTTGATTGTTTTCGCTGTAAATGGTATTGTTTGCGCTACCGCCATTTATCCATACACGATCGCCAACTGTACCAAAAGAAGCAACTGATCCACCTACGCCCGTTGCAAATGTAACTTGACCAGTTGAAGTTATATTTGTAGCAGTTACCCTATTGCTTACACCTAAATCGCCCGTTACATTTGAGTTGGCCAGTAGTTCAATACTTCCTGTACCAACTGTATTAATTTCAAAGTTGCTATTTGAACTGGTTGTTTCAATACGATTGCCAACAATCTGTATGTCGTCAGTGCGTAGCGGGCCGCCAATGATGTCGCCAACTACTGTTAAGTTTCCACCTACAGTAATGTCTCTTGGTAAAGATACAGTGCCGTTAGAACTGATAGTCAACGAACCGTTAATTACAACAAATCCAGAACCGTTGCTGTTTAAATTTAAATTGCCATTAGTTAAGCTACTAGTAACTGTACTGCTAGATACATAAACATCACCAATTTCTGCTATTGCTAAGTGTGCTTTGTTCCAGCGTTTACTAGTGCCACCTAAATTATAAGTGTCAGTGATGTTTGGAGAAACATCACTGTTAATATCTGCGGCAAATACCACGTTATCTGTATTTGCATCACCCAGTGTTAATGAACCGTCAGCAGTAATGTTACCAGTAGCATGTAAGTTACCGTTGATTAATACATCACTGTTGATTGTTACGTTGTCAGAGTTTGTAGCTGTGTCTAATATCAATCCACCAACGCTGGTAGTGATAGTGTTGCCATTAATATTGACGTTGTCAATATCCAGCAATCCACCTCTGAGATTTGTTGCACGAAGTGTGCCAGTTACGTCTAAGGGATAAGCGGGATTAGTATTTCTAATACCAATGTTACCAGTCCACAAGGTTGAATCCAGCGGATTACTTGCAACATCAGCGGCATGGGTGTTAACATCAAGATACAGTAGGTTCGTCTCAAAAGCTAAATTTACTTCATCACGAAGCAAATCTTCTTTCAAGAGCGGACCGGAAATTCGACCAATGGCCATACGCTCTCCTTAGACACCGTGTTACACGGATAACCACCTTACATTGCGGGTTTACCACAGTCTAATAGCCCAGCCAAACTTAGTTTAGCGTGTGCAAATATATTTATCGGAAATTGGAATAAAGGGAGTTTACTGGTCGAAACCGTGTAGTACTGTTACAGGTTTGCCAACTGGTACTGCACTGGTAAAGGAAATGTACCAACCAGCGGCATATCCGCCTGGGTTTTGTACCAAGGTGTAGTTTGTTGTTGCTATTTGCATGACGTTTTCAACTAATACTAAAACGTTTTGTGCCGCCGTTGGAACTGGACTTAAAGGTCCAAATTTTGTTTCAGTGCCGTCACCGGTACCAGCACTTTGTTGTGTAATTGTTGTTGCTTCTTTAAATCTAACATTTCGCCAAGCACCATTCTGACGTGCTTCAAATTCATTAGTACTAGAATTATATCTAACCATACCATTAGCTGGACTAGTAACTGTATTACCGCTTTGTCCAGGTTGTTGATTTGTTGTACCAATTGGCAATTTTATTGCATTAGTTGATTCAAAGTACACCAATGAATTGGCGTCAACAGCAATTCTGTCGTCAGTGAGATTCTTTTTTGCCAGTTGTAATTTCTTTAAAAACTTCATATTAGCTAACTCTTAATGTACAGAACGTCACGTTTAATCTAGTATCCGCATCCACAACTGCACTGACAAAATCACCTGAACCTAAAATAATTTTTTCACTGTCAAATGTAAATGTTTCGCCAGCTGGTATAGTTAAATTATGTACAATTCTATTTGTAGCACTTGCAGATCCACCGCTTGGCACCAAATTCAATGATTGTAAAACAACATCTGATCCGCTATAATTACAAAAGAACATGGTTGTTAAGGCAAATTCTTGACCTGCTGGGCAAGTGAAAATTGCTGTTGGAGTGCTTGTAATTAGTGTGCTTTCGATTGCCATGCTGGTTCCTTAAAATAGTAATGCGTAGAGCAACGCTTTCTTACTGCTGATTAATTCGCCAGACGTAGTTGCGTTTATAAAGTTAATACCAGTGCCACCAGGACCCTGCGTTGCTTTACTATATAATTTGTTTTGTCCACTAGTTGAACTTGGGTCTGATCCCAAGTTAGCTAACGCTAGTGCTGATTCTACTTGTACAGCTCCACTGCCGTTTGGACGTAATTCTAAATTTGCATTTGACGCTGTAGTTGATATTACAGTGTCATTAATTGTTATGTCGTTTACACTAAAACCTGTAAGATCAAACTGCCCTTGTGTTTGTCCGTCAACTTCAAACACAATCTTACTAACAGGATCACCTGCGCCAGTGTCGTATGATCTACCACCAGTGTTATATGCTGTTGAGGTTGAGCTGTTATATCGATAAAACCTGTCAACTAGTGCAGATCCGTTTGATGCTGCCACATAGTCGTTAACAAATTTTTTGTTTGGAATGTCATCATCATCTGTGACACGTAATTCGTAATCTGGTGTTCCGCTAACTGAAATTGTTCCGCCACCAACACTTGGACCTGTGTATATTGTTAAGTCTCTCCAGCCACCAGTTATTTGAGTGTTTAGAGAACCTACATTTAATCCTGATATTTCATTTACTTCAGTGCCTGAACTATGAATCAAGCTAAAAGACCCAACACCAATCGTACCATCGTTTTTAATATGAGATAAATTTTCATTGTAGTAAAAACTTACTACCCCACGATTTCCTCGATCAATGTCAAGTCCCGCTTTTTCTAGTGTAATACCGTTGCCAGTTTCACCTACGTTTATATAAACAATGTTGTCTTTGATTGTCAAAGTTTCAGAATCAACTGTAGTGGTATTACCCAATACAACCAAATCACCCGTAACAATTACGCTACCGAGTTGAGCCCCGGTATCTAAAGTAATTGTACCATTAAGTTGTGTAACTATGCGATAGTTACCGTCTTGTACTTTGACAACTTTTGACATATTAGATAGCTGTTAATATAATTAATGTTTCAGTAGAGTCATCTGATAATGTCCACTTGTATCTTACACCACTATAATCAATAGCAATTCTACTTCTTAGATCTCTAATAAGAGTAGCACTGCCGTTAAAGAAACCTACTAAGGCTGCTTCACCGTTGTTTGCTGGAAGAATTGCATTTTTTAAATATACTGTACCTGTAGCAGTTGTGCCGTCGTCAGTGCTAACTTTATAACGGTCACTACCTGTTTGCTTAGTAATGTAACCTTCGTAAACTGTGCCGCCTAGTTTAAATCTAATAGGCAAGTTGTTACCTGTGAATAAACCGGTACCTGTACCAGTACCTGTTGTACCAAACCATCTTTTATTAATTGGACGTCCCATTTTGTTCTCCTTAAGAATAACGGCGTTCTAGACCGTACGCGGTTGGATTTCCGCATAAAATTCACCCTATGTGAATCATTACAATGTATTTAGCTGGAATAAAAAAAGGACTCCGAAGAGTCCTTTCATAATTAACAACCTTGCGGTATGTTGATTAGCTGAATACTGCGTTACTGATTGTTACAGTACCTAGGTAATCAGCGGCGTTACCTAAAGAACTTGCTGTGTTTGACAACTCAACATAACCATAACGTGTCATGAATGAAACGACTGGTTCGAATGTTGTTGGGTCAAGAACAACACCACTGCTCATCAATGGAATGTATGGGCAGTAGAATGCGGCTGCATCACTTTCAGCTGTACCTTTGTAGCCAACAACGATTGTATCGTTTTGTGCATAGGTATTAACATAAATCTTCATTGCGCCATTCAATGTACCAACAAACTTAGTGTTTGTAGGTGCTTCGAAAGTACCTTCTGTTGTTCTTGCGAACGCAGAAGTTGTAGCACTTTGTAGAATTGTCAATGCTGTTGGGCTTACAACTGCCCAGTTACCAGCGCCACGACGTGTACGTTGGGCAATGGTGTTAGCAACGCGGTTGATCATAACTGCCAAGGCAGCATGTTCATCACCTACGAATGTTGCTGTACCGCTAACGGCAGCTTGGTCGTATTGTTGACGGTTTTGTGTACCAGCTAAAGTTGTTAATGAAGAAATGATCTCTTGATCGATTTCAGCAGTAATTTCTTGAGCTAGAGCAGCCATGATTTCTGCTTCGATGTCAATGCCTTGTTGGGCTTGTGCATCTTGAGCAGCTTCAAACGTCCAGCGAGCTGATAACTTACGTGTCTTAGCTTCAACTGTCTGTTTCAAGATCTGAATAGACATACGCTTACCAGCAGAACCTTCTAAGGCTGCTGTGGCTGCGGCTGTTACAGCTGAACCGTTATTAGCGGAATAGCCTTCAGCAATCTTGAATGGGCTCAATGCCTCTTCACCAGCAGTAGCACCATATGTACCACTTAGTGTATCGCTGTAGCGAACACGTAGTGTATGGATTTGACCAACTGGGCCAGTCATTGGTTGTACACCTACTAACTCGTTAGCAATAACGGTAGGCATAACGCGACGGATCACTGGAAGGATCACGCGATTTAGTGTTGCGACGTTGCCGGCAGAAGTAGAACCAGTTGAAGCAGATTCTGACAAATACTTGCGAGTGTTCTCGAGAGTAGTTGACATAACTGTGCGCTTGGTACCTTGTAGGCCTTCAAGTAGGGCCTCTTTAGTTTCCTGCCAACGGCCGTGTAGTAGTTCTGACATTTAAATTCTCCTTAAATTTTTAGTCCAGCAAGTCGACGAATATCAACGATGTTATTGTCGTTCTCACTGCTACGGTTGCTGTTGGAAATTTTATTTCCTGTAATTTCTTTTGCCTCTACAAGAGCCTGTTTCTTCTGCGGAGCATTACCTTCAATTACTGTAGGCAAATACTTGTTAAAACTGTCATGCAGTTTTGCGGTCTGCACACTTTCTAGTAATTCACCCATGATTTCTTTTTGGTCCGAATTTAACGGTGCCAATAGTTCACTCATGGTTGATTTTCTTACCATGCTTTCTTTCAATGCATGGATCTCTGCCTCTTTGCTTTCTATAATTTTTTGTGCTGTCACGGCAACAGTTTGTGCCTCAACAACCTCAAATTGTTTTTTGTCTATGACTTTGAGCAATTTTGCAGTTTCTGATTTTTCATTAATGTAACTTGTTTGGAATTCGTTGCTAAAAGCTTCGAATATTTTACGTCCAAAGTCTGCTTTACGTGCGGCGTCAATGTCTTCACGTAGTTGTGTTAGTTCATTCTTCAAACTAGTCTCAACTACAGATTCAACCATCTTGGCTGCGCGACTTACAAACTCAGATTTAATACCAGCAAGTTGTTTTTTACCTTCACGGATTAAGCGAACTTTCGTTTCAGCTAGATCCTGCTTGTCTTTATAAAACTCGGCAATTTCATTGGCTAGTGCTTCTACTACAAATTCTTCTAGTTTGAAGAATTTGTCAGCCATGACTTTTTGGTCTTCATGCAATTCTTTTACTTCAGAAGCTAGTTGACGAGTTACAAATTCCTTCATAACCTGTGCATCTTGTTTCATCTTAACTGCATACTTGGCTTTAGCTTCAGCTAACTGAGCGCGGTCTTCGATAAATTCAGCAATTTCAGGTGCTAGTTGATCACTGACCATGCGGTCAATGGCTTCAACCATCACTTGACGATCGTGTTCATATCGTTGACTAAACTCTTCTCTTAACTCTTGAGTGACAGCTTCACGGTTCTCGTTTACACGAGCTTGCCATGATTCTTCAATCTGAGCTTTGAGTTCCTCAGAAATCACATTGTTCTCAAATAGATTTTTTAAAACATCCAACATGTGATTCTCCTTTTTATTGGAGCTTGCTTATTATACCTAATAAGCTCTCTTTAAGATAACGCTGTGCTTTAGGGTCACCCTTCACCTCTTGCGCTATACGCAAGGCATTAAGACCACCTCTTGTTCCCATTAAGTGTTCGTAAATTGGTGTTGGATATGCACCTGGTGCACTGGGTTGAGCTACCACATCTACTGTGATAATCTCAAAATCGCTGACTCTTCCAGTTCCGTCACCACTGACGTTACCTGAGCCTCGACTGGAAACTCCCAACTTTACGCCGGATTCCAACATAGTTCTCACTAGTTGGCCCATTGGAGTTGGCAGAATCTTGAACTTTCCATAGCCATTTGGACCGTCCATCCACATTTCAGTAATCATGTGGCTAACACGGTCCAAATTAATTTTTAAGTCATCTGGATGATCTACTTCGCCTAGTACACTATATCCGCCAGTAATTTGATCGTTCAAAGTTTTGACAGCTCGCTCAATCTCGTCTACAGGATATACACGTTGGTTAGCATTTTTAATGCCGCCCTGTATACAGATACCTTTCATGTACAAGTTTTTCCCGTTTTCACCCTCAGACTCAACCACCATACGGGCTTGGTCAAAGCTGAGGTTTTCACGAAGATAGTTCATCTTTTGCATATGCTAATTACTTCGCTCTACCTGGAGCACCATTAATTGGGCTGTTGGTATTTGCGCCGTTGTCACCAGTGCCTTTCTTCTCTGCACCGTGTCCGCCTGAAACAGTTTTTAAGTGCTTCACGCCTGCTTTGCCTCCAGGAACATTTACGTTACCTGAATTCAAATCTTTAGTACTTGGGTTAAGTAAACCACCTTGTGTTCCACCTTTGCTGTTGTCAGCAAATGCTTTGTTTAGGTTTGCACTTGTTCCACCCATGTCATTCTTTTTAGCTACGATGCTTTTTGCATTTGCACCGTTGTCGCCGCCTTTGGCTGCTGTAACTTTTTCTACATACTCACGAATGAAAGCTTCGTCGGTATTGTTGTTGTCATCTTCGTCATCATCATCACGAACTTCCATTGCTGGCATTTCTTGTGACATTTCATCACCCATTTCTGGAATACCTGCGTCTGCCATGTCATCACCGCCCATGTCATCGCCACCTTCTTCGCCGCCCATTAGGCTTTCAAATTCATCACGTAATGCATCTAATGCATCTTCTAGGTCTACAACACGGTCTTGTAGTTCATCAACGTCACCACCACTTAGTGATACGTCGTCACCACCCATGTCGCCACCTTCTTCTTCGTCACCACCCTCGATGTCGCCCATCATATCATCAGTTGCGTCATCGCTGGAAAATTCGTCATCGCCTGCTTCCATTGCTGGTTCTTCAGCTGGCATTTCTTCTTCTTCAGAAGTAAAGTCTTCAGAAATTAGAGTTTCATAAATCTCACGTGACTTTGCAACCACGATGTCATGAAATAATTCTTTAGCTTTTTGTTCATCTTCATTAATAAGATGTTCGAGCATCTGCTCAAATTTTGAACGGTCAGTCATTTTTAAATCTCCTATAGATTGTGAGCTGTCAGTAATATTTACATATTATGACGAAATATGTGTTATAATGGCATGATTCTAGGCATTTTTACTCCAAGACAACATAACTTCACGTAAATTGTCATAAGTTATATGTCTAAAGTTTGGATAATGCCATTGTGGATCATAAAATTTATTTTCCACTATTCGAAAGTATTTAGTTTTTTTATTTTCTTTTATTACGGTCTCTGTTTGTCTAGTCCAGTTACCATAAAATGTTGCTGGCTCTTCAGATCGTTTGTAGTTAGGTGTGTTTGCATACACATTGTTTAAGAGGCCAGTGTTACCTTCATAATCAAATCCAAATATATAAATTTCATCAGCTTGGTGTTGTGTGGCAAGATTTAGTGCTGTTGGTCCAGAGCTCCATCCTAAACTAGGATTAAAAAAATTAAATCCAGTGAAATCTTTATATCTACTATTAGGATTAGTCCACACTTCATGCTCCATTTGATAGTTAGATCCTGCAATTTCTACTATCATTTTTGGGTCCACTGCTATTAGATAGTCAGGTGCATACTCCCTGTAAACTGCATTACAGGCGTAGATTTTTCCGTATGGTTTTACTTGATCAAATGTTATATTGAGGCGGCTTTTGCCATTGCCAAATACAAAACTGCGCATATACTCTCCTAAAAGTAATTATCTTTTAGTGAATTAGGCGGCTGCTGGCTCTGGAGTTGATCCGTACATTTCATGTACAAACTCCAATTCTTCTTCTTGTTCTAAGATATGTGCTTCTGATGCTTTGCGTAATTCGTTAACTTGACCTAATGTCAATCTAGTTTTACGTGTATCACTACGCTTTAATTCTTCTATATCACGAGCCGCATTGAAACGAAAGTCGTTGCTGACTCGTTGCGTCTCAGGGTCCAAATAAAATAATTCTCTCAGTATCATAAGTTTATTTATCAAGCCGCTGGTGCGGCTGCTCCTGCTACGGGAGTAACACCTACACCTGTATCAGTTCCTGGAGGAGCGGCTCCTTCAGGTGGTGCAATATCTTCAGGTGCTGTTGTATCGCCTAGTTCTAAATCGCTATCAATGCCGGCAGCACTAATGCCAACGCTACGCAATTCACCACTTGCATCAGTACCTGTAATGGTTGCTGTACCTTTTTCTTCGCGCCACAAGCGTTCGTTTTCCGCCAATTCTTCGTCTGTAATGCCAAGAAAACGTTTCATAGCAAAGCGTTTGCTTATGTAAGGTATAGCTTGAAGCGTGTTAAATGTGTTTATTCTTTGTCCATCAACCTCTGCTTGACGGTATGCGGCAAAGTTTTGTGGTGGTTGGAACTTGATTTCAAACAGTGTAGAATCAATGTTTACACCGCGTTCGTGCAAGTATCGTTTAAATTCTTCGTCAAATGTGCCTTGTAATAGGCTTTGCAAACGCATACAATAATTGTTAAAACGCAACTCTTGAATATATGCGGTGCCCACACGACCGTCATTATATTGTGCTTGACTGTCGTCAGCACCAGTTGGCAAATAGCTACTAGGTATGCGTAACGCACGGAACAACTTGTTTGTAAAATATTTTAAATCGTCAATTTCACCTAAGTTTGTACCACCTGGTAGTGTTTCAACTTTTGATCCACGACCGCCTTCTGTCTGTGGGAAGAAATAATCTTCGTTAATGCTTAGGGGATTATAAGCTGAATCAATTACGTTTGCTCCGCCGCCAGTTTGGCTTGGAATACGTCTTTGATGTATCTCATTTTTAACACGTTCAACAAAACTCATGGCCAAGTGACTTGGCATGTTGCCCACATCGATATAAAATATTCTACGTTCTGGAGCACGTTGTATACGATAGATTAGAATAGCATCTTCTAATAATTCTTTTTGCTTGTAAACTTTAAACACTTGTTCTAACAAACTATTGCCAAATGGATAGTTGTTATCTAGACCTTCACTTAGGCTTAGATGTATAACGTGTGCCGCGTCTACTGCTAATTCATTTTCGCCAACACTAAATCTATCACCAGTTTGTTGTGGAAAAGCACCAGTCATGCCTCTTGCACCGCCACCAGCAACATAGTTATTGCCTCTGTTGTTGGTTTGTTGGCTGTTTGGTTGAATCTGTGTCATTACCAAATTATGGAAATTTGGTGCTAGATCTCTAATAACATACTGCTCGGGTTTTTTACCTTCGCTTTCGTTAACAATAATTTTTACAACTTTAGCTGGATCAACATAAAACCATTTTTGAGTTTCTGGATCTCTAATAAAGAAAACATCGCCATACTTGAACGTATTTCTAACAACTCTAAAAAATCGAGTTTCAAATATTTGTAGCTTGGCCCACTGCTGTAAGTATTCTCTAAGCACACGAATCTCTGTGCTGGTAGCTTTGCTTCTAAATGCTAGACTAAAACTAGTTTGATTTTCTTTGTTCTTTTGTGTGCAAAATTCTGCTAATATGTCCAAGGCAGCATTAATTTCTGGATCCATGTCCATTGTGTCGTACTGCATATAGCGTTCAACACGATTTGGGCTACCAGTGTAGACATCAGGCAAGTAACTGCTGTAATTGGTCCGTGCTGGACCTGCCCTTGAAGAATTAGATAATGGGCTTACATTGCTTGATGCAGTGTTAACTGCCACGGGCGTAAAATACTTTTTCCAAGACATTATGTGGCTCCGTGTACGTTGCCGCTCATAGCTTTAGTCGCTTTGACTTGCTGACTGAGTTTATTGTTTGTTTCGCTAGCCGCGGTGGCAACTTGTTTCATAGTAGTATTTAAGCTAGATAATAATTTAGCCACGTCGTCTAGAGTAGCAGTTTTTGTTTCAATTCCACCTGGTTTGTTTTCTGCTGGTTTTGATTCAGCTACTGATTCTCTAGTTTCTGAATTGGCAGTATTACTTGGTCTTGTCGGTGCATCTGCTGGTTTAACTGCCGCTGGAATAGTTTGTGCTTGTGGTTTTGCCGAAATTTTTGGCATGCCGTCTGGACCAATCGTTAACTGATCCATAGTTGGCATTGTAAATTTTGATCTGTCAAATTTTGGTGCTACTGGTGCTACTGGAGCAGTAATGTTGGCATTTTTTGCAACAGGTGCGGCTGGTTTAACTAACGTGCCTTCT